TCATCACCATCATCTTCCATATAACAACCTTTCAGTTCAGCAAGATGAACTTGTATACCAAGTTCTTGTGCTTTCTTACGAACTAACGGCCCAGTTTCATTTGGGTCTAGTGGGTCATCATGCGAGAGAATTAATAATTTGTATGGTTTTTCTTCCTCTGCAAGAAATGTTTTGAAATTGTCCAACTTCATTAACAAGACTATTCCTCTCGTTTTTTTCCTATGTTGTACTTGGCCTCTAATATCCATTCATCTTTCTCTTTGAATGATATTATTTTAATTTGACTCAATGGTGCAACAGGCTCTGAATTACCTATCACCTCTACTAAACCCCAATCTCTTAGAAGATTTGCAATCGTATTTCTTCTTGCTACATCATTCTCTGAAAGATTAGTAATTTTGCCATCTAGCGCAAAAAGCTCTTTGAAGTGTACAATATAATAGCGACCCTGTTTATGTAATATATGACAGGATTGATATAATTTTCTTTCTTTTCTGGAAGCTACTCCGATACGAGAAAGAGTTTCTCGTATTTTTAAAAAGTCGTCTGGTTCTTTTAGACTAACTTCAAGCATCTTCTCTTGCGACCAGTTAATACTTTCCATTTTTTCCACCTTTATTCAAACTATCTTTAATAGTTTTTACTTGTTCATTACTTAGAATATCAAGAGCAGATTTTGCTTTCTCATTATTATATCCATAATACTCTTTAACATACTCTAACTTTTTACTTTTACTCGCCTTCAGCCAAGGAGTGTATCTTTTCCTTGCTCTTAGACTATTTAGTAAAAAATCAAACTGGAGTTTTTTATCTAGGTGGTGTCGTTGATTGATTTCATTGACTAACATAATAGTGTCTGGGAAAGGTGCAACACATTTATTTACAATAAAAGGTGCATATTTCTTTTCCCACATTTCATCTTCACTATCAAGAAGCTTCTCTTTGGTATGATTTATTGCATTTAGATAATCTTTTAATTCATACATTACCATAACCCCAATATTCTACCATTACCAATAATAATAAACAAACAAGTGGTAATATGTAGTAAAACCCATATTGTTCTAATAATCAACATCTGTTTATCATAAGGTTTTGTTTTATCATCAGAATAAGAACCTAATGAATATTGCCATAGTTTAAGTATACTCATTTGAATTTACATTGTCCCATAAGTTCTGTTAAACAGGCTAGTAGATTAATCTCTTGATCTGCCACAAAAGCAGATTTATAAGAGTAGTCAGCCAAAATAAGAACAGCATGAGGAATACTATTGGTATCAACGCAATCATACAAACTATCATATATATGGCGAAAAATACGAGTATGGTCATTATCAATATTGTCAACAATCCATTTCCTAACATTTGTAAATTCTTTTTGTTTAAGAGATTTGATAAGTTCATTTATATTCACCTCTGATAAATTAACTAAAATACCAGCATCAATTTTTCCAGAAACAGAGTATCTTTGCAGTTCATTTAATACCCTTCTCCAATCTGGAAAAAACTTCATAAGAAGTTCTCTGACAACAGCTGGTTCAAATTTTATGTTTTCTTTTTTTAGTATATTTATTATACTATCATAAAAATCTGATGCAAGTTTTGGTTTTTGATTTTTTGGTATTACAAAATCAATAACACTACACCGAGAGTGTAATGGTTGTATCAAACGATTTTTATAATTACAAGTGAGAATAAATCCACAGTTCTTATGAAACTCTTCCATAAAACCTCTGAGAGCTGGTTGAGTTGATTGTGGATTTAAATAATCTGCCTCATCTAAAATAATATATTTACGTCCACCCTCTAATGAAACAGTAGATGCAAAGTTTTTAATTTTAGTTCTAAGTGTATCAATACCAGACTCCTCAGAACCATTGACCATCATATAAGTTGCACCTATTTCTTCTATCATAGCTTTTGCAACTGTAGTCTTACCTACACCTGGCCCACCAGACAAAATTAGATTAGGTATATCTTTGTCTTTAACTATCTCTGTGAATGTGTTGTTTAATTCATTTGGTAAAATACAGCCACTAATACTTTTTGGTCGATACTTTTCGACCCATAAAAAATCTTCCATAATATAATCCTATAATCATTTAACAAGTTTTTGAAAATCAACAACATCAAAAAAGTTTAACCAACCTGTCGCAATATATTTATCTTGAGTAGGTGAGGTTATACCTCTATGGAAATGTGTAAAGTCAGTAGGCCATATTACCATTTTACCTTTAACTGGTTTTACTTTGAGTTTTTGAAAGTAAAATTCTGTTTCACCACCATCAGTTACGTCATTTAAATATGTCATAAAAACTAATGCTCTTTGATGTGATTGATAACTACTTCTCTCACAATGCCAACCAAAGAAACCCTCATTTGGTGCATAGTGTTGAATATTAAATGGCTCTTTCACACCGACATTCATATTCAATCCATATTTTTCACCATATATTTTAACTGCCTTTACAACCTCAGCCATATACATATGCACAATTGGATTATTATTTCCAGACATTATAGAAACGTCAGTTGATACTTTATGCACACCCTCACCAGCAGTAGTTTTACCAGCTATTTTATATTCCATGTTATTTTTATGATACTCAATCAGTTGGTCACATATTGAAGTATCTTCTAACATAGTTTCTTGTATAAAAGTTTCCATAATTATTCAGAGTATGTTGATTCTGGTTCAAGAGCAATCCAATACTCTACTTTACCATTATTGTGAACAAAATTACTAATATTTTTAGATGATATTTTTACGTCATAATCACCATCTAATAGTTTTAGATTTTCTACTTTGAAGTAAAACTCAAACTCACCACTTGCATCTGTTTTGATATCAGACGAATAATTGTTTGCAGTATCATTCTTTTTATCTTTTGTAATTAAAGATGAACTACCATTTAATTTTTGTAACACCATATCTGGTGAACCAACAACTCCAGCAGCCCGTTTCATCTCAAGTAATTTTTCAATTGTCAAATGAAACTTAACTTCTTCAGATGGCATACTAATAGTTTTAGATGGTGATTGCACCACAGATGGGTCAGAATAAAAATATTTTAATTTTTTATCTGGTTGTCCTTCCTCTTTAATTATAAGATACTGATCTTCAAATTCTAGGATAGGAACAGCAAAAATAGATAGAGCTGCAAGAAACTCATTCAAATCATATATTGCAAACTCTTTAGGAAAAGTCTCCTCTACATCAGCCTTTGCAACTATATTCTTCATTGCAGACATTGTTAATAATTCACTACCCTCTTTAATCACTAAATTTTGATTAATAGTGGCAAAGTTCTTCAAAACTGAAGTTGTGTACGAACTTAATTTCATAATATTATTTCTCCATTTCATTAATATAAAGTGCTATCATACCATAATGTATCACTTTTAGCAAGTCATCTCTGTTCTTACCATTCTTTTTTCCATATCGTTGAGCATACTTGAGTATGTTACCGATACAAAATCCCTCACCATGACCACTATCTATGATGAACTCTGTAGCTTGAAATTTATCTTTACTATAGTGTGCATCATAGGTAGAGTCAATATAAGACTTTAATTCCCTCAAAGCCTTATCTTCATCATATTTGTAATCAACCATATTATTGTATCGTATTATCGCCTTTAGATACAGTTTGAAAAGGAACTCTGAAATTTGCAGATAAAGTTCTTCTCTCACCCTCACCATAAAATGGTGCAACACTATGTTTTAACCAACAAGGAAAAATTGTAAACTTACCAACTTTAGGAACAATAAATCTTTCTTGTCTAGGTTTTAATGAAAGATACTCAGATGCTGTATTAGTACCCCAAACAAATTGAGTGCAACCATCAGTAGCACCGCCATTACTATGCATTTGTGTAGAGTCACCTAAAGATGCAATTTGTGGTGGAACTTTACAATATAATATTGCAGTAAATGACATTGTTTTTTGGTCATAACCTACATCATGGTCATGCAATGGATTATAATCACCCTCATAACTGTGAACTGTCCAC